TTTGTTTGGCCGCCGCGGCTCCATCAAAGATAGTGTCCTCTGGATGCGGTTGAGCACCAGTACGTTCTTCAACTAGGATTGAGTTAATAAAATCTAATTTCATCTAAATAGTCCTTGAACCATGTCAAGGCCTTGCTGTAGTTTTTTCTTATCTGCCTCAGCTCGTCCTGTAGTGTCTTTTTCAAACTTGCTACTAGCAATAGCGGCAGTAATTTTATCAGTGTATATTCTTACTATATTACTTATAAAATTATCGTAGGAATCTACACCATTTAATTCTAAGGTATGACCAATGGCTTTAACTGCTTGAATAATATCAGCAATTTTAATATCTTCTATATTAGTACCAGATGATTGAGCCAAATCTTTACTTAATTTTGGATTATCAATACCTTGTGTTTTAAGAACAAACTTAGCAACATCAATGGCCCAAGTTTGGGGATTTTTACTCACTGTTACTAGTTCTGTATTTTTACTTTGTCTAAAACTGACAGGTTTGCCATCACGTAGTTTGGCCTGCACTCCATTGGTGCTGATGCTTAGATTTAAATATTCAGCAAGACTGGAATAAACAGTTGCACTGATAACACCTTTAACTCCGTGCTCAGGTGTCAGAGCCGATAACCACTCTCGATTTTCATAGTAGGCCATTACTAGATCAATTTGTACATAACCTGTGCCTACTCGAAAAACAACATTACGACCTGACTCTGTAGTAATGCCTGGTGTTGCATCAGCAAACTCTTTTACAGCTGAAGCATACGTGCTGGCATTAGCAGCATCAGTTAGGTCAGGAATACGTGGAATAAAAAAATGTAGGTCAATGTCGCCGTACTCTTTGTCGGGATCAGATACTAAATCACGCTTATAATAAAAAGCACTACCAACAGGACCTCCACCAACCACTGGTGGTAAATTCTTAGATTTTAAAAACGTATTAAACTGTGCAACAAATTTTGGGAATAGAGATTCTGCTACCAGTTCAACAGTCTTGGGTGTTATTTTAGTTCCTTGTGTTAGTGTACTAGCATATCCGCCTTCTACTACTATGTCGCGGATTTTCATACTACATGACCTAACTTACGGAACCAAGCGGCTGTTCCCGGTGTTGCATCTTCTGGAAGAGTCAGTAACCCCTTGGCTTGGTCTTGTTTAGCCTGTGCCAATTTACCTTCGCGGTCGGGGTCACCTTGTAATGCACGTAATACTGAACTTACTGAATTTAAATCACTTGCATGGGCGCCTGGGTTCAAGAGTACTTTTGCTGCTGCTTCACGGGTGTCTGCAATCACTGTGTTGTCGTCCCGGCGCATAACTGTACCACCAAATGCATCTACTTTAAGACCTAAAAACTTACCAATACTGTTTAATAGAATAAACAACTGACTACCTTTGAATTGCGGATCATCATACATGCCACGTGGACCATGTTGATGCCAATCTGCTACACGTTTAGCATCAGGTATAACCATTAGGTCAACCTGTGCGTATGCTTGTTTACCATCTGCGGTTTTGTAAGGCACGTCAACGTGTACGTTGCGACCTTTTACTGCTACTTGATACCCTTTGGCTTGGAAGTACCGAGCTAGAGCTTGTTTGGCCTGCTTCTCATCTTCTACACCAAAGTTCTTTACTGTTGCGGCCTGATCTAAAAATAAATCAATGTCGCCAGATTCTACTTTATATCCAGCAGAACCAATGTCTGCCATCACTTGACGTTGTAAACCGCTAGGTAGCTCACGCTTGATTGTATCCACTACCGTGGCAACATTATCTCGTGCCACTGCACTAGTATTGTCAAATACATTGCCGCCTTCATATAGATACATTATGTTTGCTCTAATGCTTGATTTAGTAACGCTGATAAAGTATCAGGCGCCGGACGTTTATTGGAAGTTAGCCATCGACCAAGATTGTCTAATATATAATATTTCTTTTGGTAGTATGCAAAAGTGGGGTCTTTTTGTGTTGCTGGTTTAATGCTGATACCTAACGAAGTGTCTTTCCAATCTGGTCCCAGACGACTGACTGTACCACCGGCTGTTGTTTGACCTTGTGGTGTTTGCTGCTGTGCCTGATGTGCTTGATGTTGTTCTTGATCTTGTTTTTCTTTAGCACGCTGAGCTGCATGCCATTGTTTGGCGCCACCTTTGGCCCAATTGGCCTGAGTTTTTGCTTGGCTCCAATTGCTAAAAAAATCAGATAGACTTTCTTGAATTACTTCATTAATTTTCACCGCGAATTCTCCTGACACCACGCTTAAATTTTTCTGGATCTTGTCCGCGGATTGAGTTAAGTAGTCTGCGTTCTAATTCGTCGGCTTGTGCAGGATCGTAGTTTTCACGTATATAATTGATTAGATTGATAGCACCCTGTATAACATGGGTGGCACGGCTTTCCACAAGATTCTCACGATCTTTGTGTACTAGCAACGTGTCTAGTTCGTCTAATATGCTACGTGCTCGCTTTTGCAAGATATACTCCAGTTTATGTTATATTTATATGGATTTAATCTGATTTGGATTTTAGACCCGCTAGCATTTGTTTAAGTTTAGTGCTTTCAACACTACTATTTGGTGGCGGGGCTGTATCTGCCCCTAGATTCCATCCGTCTTTTGGCTGTGGCAACGCATTATTTACTGTAGTTGTAGTTTTAATTTGATTCAAAATACTTGAGGCAGGCTTACCATAACCTCCACTACTTTCTTGTGCATCAGGTCCCGGATCAGTAATACGCATAGTTTCAATGTTGTACTCTAAGTCAATCTTTTGTCCCACACCAGTTGAGCTACGTGACTTCATACACTGGATTTGATAGCGTCCACGTTCTTTCATAGCACGACTTGTAAAGATACCAAACACGTTATCTGCTGTATTAATCTTTGAAATACCACCTGCAATATGACTATGGTCAAATTCAATTTCTTCAACTGCCGAACGATTTAACTGACTAGCTGTTACTAACAGCACACCTAGCTCTTGCGATAAGTTACGCAATTCTTCTGCTACATACTTGTCTTTGATAAACTGATCATTGGGATTGACTTTAACTGATACTGGCATTACTAAGTCTAAATAATCGCACATGATAAAGTCTACTTTGTTGCCTGTTTGAATTTGATACTCTTTAATAAAGCTACGAATATCATTTACATTACTCTGTGCTGGCAATGCTTTAATACGATACTTGCCAGACTTCTTACCCACCATTTTAACTTTAAGTTCTGTAGTGTCAATATCCTTTCGAATATCTTTTGTACCCATGCTGGTTAACATAGCATCTGTACGCAATGCTACTAGTTCTTCACTGAGTTCTAAACTAATGTAAACACCGCTTAGTCCTGCTTGCAACCAACTTAATGCTATGTTCATCATAACAAGTGATTTACCCGAACCCGAGCCACCAGCAAAGATATTAAGTTCGCCACGACTAAATCCGCCGTACAAGATCTTGTCCATTTGCGGCCAACCTGTGCTTACTTGTCCGCCAGAGTTAAAGTATTTGTCAATACGTGCATGCGGGTCAGCAAAGTAATCTGTGCCTAGATCTTTAGTTAAACTAATTTGTACTGCATCTTTAATAAGTTTTTCTACAGGATCGTAGTCACCTTCTTCCAATAAGTCTGCGGCTTTAAGAATAGCACGTGATAGTTCTTCTTTGCGTGAGAACCCCTCAAACTCTTTCATAAACCATTCCTGATGTCCTTCTACTGTATCAGGAATTGGTCTAAGTTCTACCCCAGTTACAGCCTTAATCTGTTCCACAGTAGGAAGTGTTTTATATTCAGCTGAGTGGCTAGCAATAAACTTAGCTGCTTCTCTAAGACTGCGATCAAAGTTTTCCGGATTGTAAATATTTTGTACACGCACAAAACTCTGTGCGTCTTGTATCATCATTTCTAAAAATAATTTTTGTAATTCTGGTGTATAGTCTGTGGTCATAGTTTATATTTTTCGCATATTAATTTAAATACATCATCATGTTTGGTTATTGCTGGCATACATTTAATTTCTTTAACATCAAAGGATTTATATTTATTATTGTATAGAGAGCAAAAAGGAGAAATTGTTTTTTCTAATATTACGTCTAAAAATTCTGTTGCATCGTGTGAATTATGGTGCCACCAACTAGTTTGTTCACTAATCATAAAAGGAACAAACCCAGTATTCATAGTAATTAACTTGTTAATAGATTGATCAACACCAAGACATTTATAGTCATCTATCATTAATATACCAGTTTGATTCATTAACAGTATAGATTTCATTATATCATTGAATGCATTTGGGTAATTATGATTGCCATCTACATTTATAAAATCGTATTTTTCTGCGCTATTAAAATCTTCACTTGGTATTTCTATTAGGTTAATTATTTTATCTTGTGTGTATTTGCTATCTTTGTAATACTTGTTAAAAACGGTTAGTTGCAAATCAGAATCAATAGCAGTTAATTGACTACCTGGTAATGTTGCTTCAACGAATGCTGCAAATGTTTTGCCTTGGTAAAAACCAATTTCAAGTATGTTTGATGATTTGAAATGGTGTACAAGATAAAATGTTAGTAATAGGTCGATATTAATTCTCATACGAAGATCGTATTCATCTATTATTG